CCTATACCTACGTTGCCTGATGAGTTGATACGCATCTTCTCAGAGTTATCAACTGAAAACTCAATGCGTGAATTAGCTGAACTATTAGCCGTATCAGCTTTTAGATTTAAGATGCCGCCTCTGTTTTCTACAAAAGAACTTCCGCTATTGTCTTTAATTTCGATGCGACTATTAAAATCTGTAGACTCAAATATAGCAGGAGTATCAGTCGCATTTACAATGTGCAGTGGCTGTGCAGGATTAGTAGTACCTATACCCAAACGCTCCGCACTAGCATCCCAGAAAAACTTAGGAGTTGTACCTGTATCCTCGTAGAAGCTGATGTCTCCGTTGTAATCTATATCCATTCTTTTTGTAACAGAATTAGATGTGTTCATAGTGTTAAACACTAAATTACCACCAAAACCACCAGTAGATTTTCTTTCTCCATGCACAGAAGCCCAACGCAAACTACCATTAGACCAACTTATTGCGGGCATTGCGTAGCTTGTACTATTACCGCTTGCGCTGTTTTTTAGGTCAAAGCCGTAGTTGATGCCGTTACCTGTATCGCTTGTTTCAACAGTCAACCCATCCATCGTGGCTGTGCCAGTAACGTCTATACCTGTGGATGTTGTGGCTAGTTTGGCTGAGCCGTTGTTATATAAAGTTGACTCAGCATTACCTTTAAAGATAGCCGCAATATTATCAGACGTATCTGTTATACGGACTTGGTTGTGTCCTCTTATTCTAAGCGTTCCAGTTCCAACTTCATCAATATAGCTATTAGAACCATCATGGTAAATCTGTAGGTCATCACTAGCACCAAACTTAACTTTTCCGTTATCTGGTAAAGAGACATCATTGCTTACATTAATACCGCCTGAGTAAGCCTGTAGCTTTGTACTGCCGTTATAAACTAATGAGCCTGCCGCAGAGCCACTTCCTGCAGGACCTGCCGCACCTTGCTCTCCTTGTGGACCTTGTGGACCTGTTGGACCTTGTGGACCTGTAGCTCCCGCAGGGCCAGTTGCCCCCGCAGGTCCCTGTGGTCCTGCAACTGTAGAGTCAGCACCTTGCGGTCCAGCAGGGCCTTGTGGTCCTTGCGGCCCTTGCGGACCTTGTGGTCCTGCCACCGTAGAATCTGCACCAGCAGCTCCAGTTGGGCCTTGTGGCCCCTGTGGGCCTGTCGCTCCTGTATCGCCTTTAGGAACAGTTAATACCCCTGTACTTGAATTATAAGTAACATTAGTTCCTGGATTACCTGTAGCTACTGTAGCTGTAACTAAGTTAGAAGCGTTCTCTATTTCAGTAAGTTTTCCTGCTACTGCTGCTATATGCCCATTGCCAGTTAAGTCATTTGAAACATTAACGATTTCTGTTGCATTTGATGCGGCAGTAGTAATGTGTTGGTTATTATCAAAGTCAGACGCAACTGTGTTAATAGCTGTTCTATTATTTGGTTCAGCAACTGTGTTTATGTTAGAAATAGCAGGAGCAACTAAATTTATATTAGCTATATCTCCAGCCACAGTATTAATATTAGCTAGAGTTACATTTCCGTAACCAATTATCTCTACTTTATCGCCAGAAGTTGCATTATTAGAAAGCGTTACAGTTGAGCCATTAGTTGCAGTAAAGTCTACTCCATCTACTAGCTTAGCACCGTTAAGGAACACATCCACATAACCTGCATCATAAGCAGCAGGAAAGGCAGACAGACCCCCTGTATAACTACCTGAGCTAGAACCTGCTGTGTAAGTCACTCTGTTAGAGGCAACACTTAAGGCTGATGTAGCATCTTGCCACCCACTACCGTTATGCACTTTCATTTTATTGTTAGTGCTGTCCCACCAAAGGTCACCTTCAGTTGGAGTAGGGTCAGTAGGGGCAGTTGCAGACTCGCCATAGTATCTACTGTTAAAACTAGCTACAGAACCCTGAACGTATGCTTTAGTCGCAGCATCAGATGAAGCTGAAGGCTCCGCTAGGTTTGTTAAGCGAATACCCTCAGCATCAAATAGATTGAATGAATTTTTATTAATACAATCATCTGCTATATCAATAGCTTCTTGAGCCATGAAAAAGCCCTGTTCACTATCAGTGTCAAGGTCTGATTCCTTGAACACAGCACCCGCAGCATAATCTACTAATCGAGTGCTTTGACTAGTAGACCTACGAAACTCGATGTTAGCTCCGTCTACTGGCGCAGTTACGAAACTAATTTGCTGTGGTGAAGCGAAAGTATAATCAGTACTAAATTGTTGGACTACACTGTTTAGTGTAACTACAACATCTGCTTGCGCTCTGTAGTTGAAGCCGATAGTAAATGTTTTTGTACTACCGTCACCTGTGAGTCTAGTAAGTGCAAAATAAGACATAGTTTTTAGTTCCCAATATTAAACGGTACATTGTCTGAAGAACGCTGTCCTGATAGGGCGTTATTCTCTTTTTCAAGTACGCTTCTGCGTTGCTGTATTAAGTTACCTTCTTCATTAAGTAACTTGTTCATAGCAATCTCACGGTACTTATTAATGATGTTTCTAGTTTGCTTTTCAGCTATTCCTGCTGTGGATGCTGTACCCATAGGTAAGCCTTGAATACTGTGTAGAACATCTACCAGTCCTCTACCGCCTACTTTAGTTTCATGGGTATATCTCATCCATCTATCGTAGTAGCTTTCCTTGCCGTCTTTAGTTGGTTGAGTTCTAAGGTCTACATCGCCCATGTACTTCGGATACTTGTAGGGAGCCGTAAAGTGTGTGTCACCTACCTGAGCTAGTTTGAATAAGAACTGTTCTACCTCTAGTTCCTTCTCAGGTACGCCACGCTTACGTTCATCTACAGTAGCTGTATTGAAGTAGTATAGTCCCGCAGCAGGGTTACTAAGCGTTCTTGCTCTGCCTAGTGCAGTGTATTGCTTAGGTACTAATGGGTCATCAGGGTTGAATCTCTGTCTGATGAACTGCTCTAACGTAATGGGGTCACCGAGTACAGGGCTATCAAGTAACTGCATCTTGTAGTATGTATTAGGTAAGAATGTCTGTACTTTCTGTCCGAAATACTTAAACAACTTCTCACCACCATCCTCATCTTCTGATGCCTCGATAACTTTAATTACTTCATCGATACCTGATGTAAGGTTAGCGTCACGAATAGATTGGAAGATAGAAGCTACAGCAATCGATACAGATGCGTGTGTTTGTGCAATAAGGTCATCACTAACACGCTCACCTTGCTCTCTTCTGTATGCTAATGTCTCGGCTCTTTCCATAGCATTAACAAGTATTTTTATAGGCGTAGAGAAGGGGTCGAAGTTACGGTAGTTGAAGGTACTGCCATCACTAAACTTAATTGAGTATGGCTCCTGTCCTCCCGTGTTTTCTCCCTGTCTTCTTTGCTTATAGTTTGAACCCATAGCACCAGTGAGATTCCCTGTGGCATATTGAGTAAACACATAGCCCGCTATGGCATAAGACATCATAGCTTCGCCCTGCGCTCTTGCTTGGCGCATCGTGCCATTCTTGCCTTTCAGGTCAGCAATGAAGTTCGGACTAACTAAGTTAAGCCCTGGAGTCATTCTTATGCCTTCCTCAAATACACGCACAGGTGTACGGAAGAACAACTGTCCTGCCAAACGCATTACAGGGTGTTTGTTTACAAATGATTCGTACCCTCTTGCAGCACTTGAGGCAGCTCCTTTACCAGAGAAGTCTCTTTTGAAGAGAACATCTTGAACGTAGTTACGCCCCTCTTGGTCAGTAGCTTTGACAAAGGTAGATTCATTATTAGCTAGTTCTTTACTAACAAAGTTCTCTAGCTCCTTGTCCTTTAGTCCTCTTGAGATACCCTCTTGTAATAGAATGTCGATGGCAGTCTCTTCAGGTGCATAGGCTTTATCTAAGGCTTTCTGAGTTTCAGCCTTTACAAAGTCATCTAGCTTCTTACCTTTCAGCCCTTTAGCTACACCCTCTTCCATAGCCTTACCAGTAGCATTACCTACTGTGTAGCCTCTGTAATGAATGTTCTCAAAGAACGCATCAGTAGCAAGCAATGCTCTAGGGAATACCCGCAAGAAGCCCCCACCAAATTTCTTAGGGATAACATTGTACTCTTCTAAGAATCTAGCAGAGTCACCTGTCAGAATAGACTTCTCGTACCGCCATGCAGCCTTAGCCATCTTAGCTGCTGTAGGAATCATAGATGCCATAGCTGAATACTCAGCCACCATCTTCTTCCTAGACGTAGCAGATAAACCATCCTGCATTAAGTTGTTAAGGAAAGGCTTATAAAGAGACTTAGCTAGTGATGGTACAGTGTTTACAATCAGAGTAGCTGGAGAGAATACAAAGCTAATCATCACCTCATTCATAACTCTGATAGGCTTATTGATAGCTTCGTAGATACCTGTACCAGTTAGACTTTCTTCCTTTATTACATCTTGCTTAAACTCATCTAGCTTTACTTTCTTCTCATGCTTAAGTCTTAGGTAATCAGAAGTGTTACCAGCCTTTCTAGCTTCTTCTATCTGAGCATCAAACTTAGCAGTGACTTCACGCACTTCACGCTTCTGTAGCTTCTCTGCAAAGATAGCATCGAACTGACGTTCAGCTTCTGTACGGGTAAGCCCCTCAGCCATAAGGCTTTGGATTGTAGTACCCCTTAGCGCACCTGTGTTCTCACCTGTTTGTCTAGCTCGTAAGCGTTCACCTGTGATACTAGACATAGCTACATCTAGCTCATCCAGAGGCGCAGTAACTTCTTCTATCTCATCGATTTGCTTCTGGATTGCTAGAGCTTCTTCCCCATCTAACTGCTTTTGCTTAAGACGTAAGTTGTAAACCTTTACCTTTAGTGCAGATACTGTCTGGGTTGTAGCTACTTCAAGGAACTGTGCTTCACCATCAGAGAGGCGTATCTTCTTAAGGTATTCTGCAAGTTCCTGTGGGTTCTTAGCAGAGGCTTCCTCAAGCATTTGTTTGAAGGGGGCTACAGACTCTACTAGCTCAGTTAAGTCCTGAGTGCCATCTTCTCTAAGTGCTGCGGCTTGCCCTCTAGGAACTGTACGCTTGATAGCTTGGATTACACCATCAAGGTCTTTGCGGATGCGGGCTGCTGTTGATTGAGGGTCTATTGGAGCTAAAAGGTCACCTCCGTTCTTTCTCACAATCTTGGTATTACTAGCATCAAGAATTACAATCTCATCCCCATCAACATACTTTTCATACCCACCAGCTTTTAGAACTCTGGCCTTTGCATCACCGTCAATGTTGCTCCATTTTTCAAAACTTGTAGCGTAATCATCTAACTCTTCTTGACCGCCTCTGCCATACCCTGCGTTCTCAAGCTCTATCTTATGTTGCTCAATCATCTCAGGGCTTAATTCGTTATCACCCTGTCTGTTGAATGTTTTTAAATCTTTCTTAGCTACTACCGTGTATGTGTTGCTTCCAAAGTTTTTAGCACTTTCCTTACGGGCTTCACCGTACAGGTAGACACCACGGACATTCATGGTGTTGTTAGCACGGTCTGCTGTAGTATCAAAAGTATCAAAGTCTCTATCTGAGCCGTGGTAAAGTTCAGTAGCTTCATCAAAGTTATCAGGCAAGCCATCAGCTAACTTAGCTTCATCAACAGTCTCAGCTATCTCTTTAGTAGACTTACCTGCATACTTGTTGACTATTGCGGTAACGCCAGTCCCTAAAGTAAACCCTGCACCAAATCCGATAGCACCAGACTTAACTACTCTACCCACATCTATATCTTCACCAGATACAGCAGTCTCAACCACTTGTCTGTTTACATCATCAACTGCGGTATAGACACCTGACTCAACACCAGCAATGATACCGCCTCTAGTTGAGCGTTTGAGTAATTCTTTTACACCTTGCTTACCTGCTTGTTTAGTCCCTTCCTTACCTAATAGGCCGAAACCAAATGTAGACAAGCCCACATAGGTAGTAGGGTCTAGTAACACACCTTTGAAGAAACGCTTTGCTCCATTCCATGACACACCTAAGTCATCATAGGATTCCATCATGTATAGAAAGGCTTTCTTCTGGTCTTCTGTAGCTCCAGAGATACGGTTAGCATCTACAGACATCTTAGGTAAGTTCCAGTTGAACCAGCCCATTGTCTCGATACCATACCTAGCGTAGTCTTCTGGTGAACCTAAGCGTTCAGCATCAACACTGTTATTCATGTTGTAGATAACTTCAGATGCCTTCTGGAAGTTCACATCATTAACTAGGTCATTGTCGTACAGTGTTTCATCAGTGTCTTGGTAAGTAGCGTTGAAGCCTGATGAGGCTTGCTGCTGCTGTAAGATAGCTGCACCAAACTTACCTGTAGTGCTTTGTTGTTGCTCTAAAGCATCACTAAACTTACCCATATAATTCACCTATTGTTCTGTGAGTGTTTCAACTAGTTCTTCTATAATGGAACTACCAGTATCTTCTTCTTCTGTAATTATTTCAAAGTTACTATCATCATTAATATCCCCACCTAAGTACCTACCTTTTACGCCATCAGCACGGGTTACTGTTTCGCCTTTTTTAAGCGTAGTCTGAGGTTTAGGCTGTGGTTCTGGAGGGGTGAGACCTCGTAGTTTTTCCATACGCTTCTCAGTGATAGTTTCAGCTTCATCATAGATAGCTCGTAATGCTCTACCTTCAGGCTTTGCATTGTTCTCTGTAGCGTACTCGACAATAAGGTCTAGCACTGTGGTGTCCCATAGGTCACGCACACGGCTCTCAAGAGAACGCCCTTCTAGCTTACCGCCTATGTTAAGGATGGATTGGTCAATAGCTCTGGCTTCATCACCAACTCTATTGTTGAACTCTGTGCTATGCTTAGAGGCAGCTATGAGGTCACTACCAGCCATAATGTTGTCTAGGTTACCTCGTATGGCTTCCTTCTCTTCCTCACGCATATCTGTACTAGAAGCAAGCTCTGTTAGTACATCAGTTCTGTTAAGCTCACCTTTGATAGCTTTAACAACCAGGCTATCTTCGTATGCAGCAGCAAACTTCTGGCTTACATCTACGTCAACATCAGCAGATGCTAGGGCAACTTCACCCATCTTATACATAGCAGCACCAAGCGCAGCGGCTTCACCAGTTAAGCTGTTGGCTCTAACCATCGCTGCTCTAATACCTGGCTTGTCGTTCTTGAAGGATAGCTTGTTAAATTCTACTTGAGCTTCATCTAGTGTCTGTTGGTTTTGTAGCTTTTTAAGTGCAGCATCATCTCTTAACTTTTGTAGAGATAAACCTGCAATAACTGGCGCAGCTTCACTTAACTTTTGGTCAGTTACTTTACCTTGTAGGTAGGGTATCTTTTGGATAAGACTAACAGCACCTGAATCTGGGTTATTCTTATTATAAGTAATTAGTGCATCTACTATAATTTGTTTATCTTCAGTCTTACTAAATGGTGATGTTGCTTTAAGTTTGTCATCTAAAGCATTGATTAATGTAACAGCAGATACCTGCCCGTCATTAGTAGATAAATCATACTTGTCCAGTATATTAGTAATACTAGCTTCTGTATTTGTTTTGGATTGGTCTCTAGTGAACGCATCACGCTGAGAAGAGAACTGTCCACGCATCTCTCTGATAGCAGCCTGAACACCTTGAACAGCCCCTGACTGAACAAAGTCCATCCCCGCAGTCTTCTCTGTAGCATCAGCTAGGAGCGCATCAAAGTGCTTCTCTAGTTCTACAACATTGTATTTAATGTCATTATCCAAGCTAGATAGGGATTGTTTAGTTTGTGAGTAGAAATCATTCTTATGCTTATCTTCTACAATGGTAGCTACCACTGTGTCTGATAGGTGTGCATGGGTTTCTCCTAGCTTAACTGAGTCTAGGAACTCCCCCTCTTCTCCTTTAAATCTAGCTGCATAGCTAACTGCTTTCTTAGCCTCTAGCTCTTCTTGCTCTGCCTTAGCTTTAGCAGCAGACTTCATCCCTGCTCTACTTAATGTCCCTAGAGCATCTGCAAGCTGCCCCGCAGAAGACTGGCTAGGCATAGCAGGTGCGCCAGCATAGGCATCTACCATGTTAGCTGAAGGAGTAGCTACACTATCTAAGCCCTGTAAATCTTGTATTGGTTGTCTACTCATCGAACTTACTCCCCCACCATGAATCAAAGTCACTAGCCATATCACTATCAGCTAACATTGGGCCAAAGCTCTGAGCAGCCATAGCTAACAGGTTAGGTTGTGCAGGAGGTGTTAGACTCTGCATACGAGAAACCATCTGTTGAGCAGCTCTAGTAAACTGGTCATCAATGTTATCCATACGGCTATCAAAGGACTGCTTCTGGCGTGACCTAATAGTGCCTTCTTGCCTTCTAATGTTGTTCTTGATTCTATCTACAGAGATACCTGCAACCCCTGCTTCACCTGCTGCAACATTGGCAGAGGCTTCAGCTTCCATAGACCTGCGTTGTAAATCCATGCCAGACTGAACGTAGGCTCTAGCTTCCTCATTGCTTCTGCGAATGAGTATCTCCCTGTCCAAATTGATAGCAGCTAATGCACTCTCTCTGGCATACTCATTCTGTAGCTTCTGCATCTCGTACTGGCCGTACGCTGCTCCCACCTGTGAGCCAAACTGTAAGCCAGACATAGCTGCTGAAAACGGGCTAATACTCATTGTTCAATCCTCTTTATTAAAAGGTAAAAATCTTCTCCACCTTGGTTATAGGTTCTATGTTTTAATACTTCAAACCCACACCACTCTAGCCATCTAATACTGCTTTTGTTATCTTTATGTATGAGGTTATAGACGTTTTTAAAGCCTTTACATAAATCATCTATTGTAGGTTTACTAAGTTTTAATATGTCTCTTTTATGGTCTTTAGCTAACTCAGAAGTAAGCATCCATATAACACCGTTATTAGGGTCTTGTAAGCACTGAGACACACCACACATAAAGACTACTTCTTTATCTTCAGTAACACCTGAATACACTTTAGCTTTAGGTAAATTAAATGCTTTAACTAAGCTGTTGTGTGGGGTGCTGCCTGAAGCCTCTACTTCAAGTTTATCTATAGGGCGTAAACGTGGAGCTAAGTTAATAGCATCACGGTGTAGTGCGTCAACAATACTTAACATTATATTCTCTTAGACCTTATGTTGTAGAATCCTTCCCACTCAGCACTCTGGAAAGCACAGGGTAAGAAACTATCTGATTTAATTTCTATCTTTACACGGTCATTCTTAGACTGAAGAGGGAACCTAAACGTGCCATCATTAAGTATAACTTGACCAATAATTGAACCTGCTTGGTTAAGAGTCACACCTGTATATTCGTAAGTGTAGGTTTGCCTGTGGTCAGGCGTTACTTCTATCTTAAAGAACCCTGTATTCTCAAAGTTTACTCGCATGGTTCTCATCTGTAATCGACCAGACTGTATAGATTGAGACCCATCTTTTTCTCTAATATATTGAGGAGAGAAACCGTAAGTCATTGTGTAAGGTATTCCTACGATAACTGGAGAGCTTGTATGGCTGCCTGTAGCCTGGATGGTAGTTGATGTGGGTCTAGTTACAGTAATGTTAGTACCTGCTTGGGCACTCCCCCACCCAGCACTTTTAACCACATCCATCGTACCTGTGTAAGCATAGGGTAAAGTCCAAGTAGTTATTCCATTAGAAAATGTACCTGTAAGCTCTACCTTTCGGTCCAGCCTTACACAGTAACTTAACCCTGTATCGTTAATGTACTGTAAGTCTATTTTTTCTATACAAGTACCATCTGAGTAACTAACAACTAAATACAGCTCACTTTCAATAACAGCCACATCAAGTATGGTAGCCCCTGTAGGTAACTCCCATGTAGACCAACTAGCTTGTAGCTTTCGAGTACCATCAGAGAACCATTTATAAACATACAGTTTACTTCTGTCTTCTTTAGACAAGCATATTAAAATATCTTCATTACTTGATGTTTCTAACTTAGCTATATTTTTTGGTATGTATTTAGGGACATGTGCAGTAATATCTAAAGCATCTGTCATAACTGTATCAGCTTCGATATAATACTCACGCACACTAGAGAAATCCCCTTTCTTAGTAGCAAAGTATAAGTAGTTACCTGCACCAACTGGTGTTACTTTTGAGTCATTACGAAACTCTGTACTAGGAATAATAGATATAGTTTTTGGTGTTAATGCCCCTATATTCTCAATGTTAAACTGAGTGTGTTCTGAGAATAATGTTAGCGAGTCATTAAAAGAAACTGCTTGCTCAAGTATAGATGCTTTAGTGTGTGACGTTGTTACATCAATAGGACCATCATCTAATACAGTTCTTACAGTTTCAGGGAAGAATCTAAAGAAGTCCCCTGCCGCACTAAAGATTACATTCTCTCCGCTTAAGAAGCCGAGGCGGTTCTTGTAGAAAAACACATTACTAATTTTATTATCTACAAAAGATGGGAATGGAACTGAAGTTAAATCGCCTACAGTTCTGTGTGCCCAGTCTATAGGAAAGTAATTGTAAGTCCCATTAGCCTGGGGCTGAAGAGCATGAGGCATGGTTGGGTTACTAAAGGCAAAGCGTTCGCCAGGCTTCAGGCTTTCTTCATAAGTGCTTGTAGATAATGCTTTAACATAAAAACTATTGCTAGTCTGCCCCGTACTTAAAATCTCGTATATATTGTTTACGACAGCATCATCAACTGTATTAGCATCATTATCATCAACGCCATCAGGAAGCTCTGAAAAGTCATTAAATTGAGTGCCATTTAAAGTGTTGCCACTTACGGCAGCATCTGACAGAACAGTTTTTGTAGTATTAACAATAATTGTGTAAGTATTTACAGTAATAAATTTTAGCTGTGTAGCAGGGTCTGTGCAGAATAGGTAACTATAATCAACCCCTGCCCCAACAAGAGTGTGGTTTATGCTTGCCCCTGCTAATGTGTATAAATTTATAGATGCAGATGAAGCTGTAGCATTGACAACTAAAATGTCTTTATCGCTACCACCTCTATCAATAATATGAATAGCTGCGTTAGTGTTGGTAGCTGTGCTGACAATCTCTGCTACATACTCTGTAGGGGGGCGTTTTATTAAGCCATCAATAACTGATGATAGGGCATTAGTTTGAGTTTCTCCCTGTGTAACCTGACGCAAGGGCGCAGGTTGCTGACTAACCCCATTCAATAGGTTTGGTATACTGGTAGATACTAATGCCATAATTCATTACCTTGTAGTTCTGCGAGGTGCGCCTCTAGCTATAATTTTGTGAGTATCGTAGCTCCCTGTTAATAGATTACTATCTTCAGTTTGAGCTTCGGTTCTTTCAAATTCTATTAGTGCTTCTTGTTCATCTTGTGCAGTAAAACCTGCTAATGTTTCTGAACCCATAAAGCGTGTTTGAAAACGTCTGGATGCTTTAGTCATCACATAACGTCTAACGTGCTGTGGTAAGTCATCAAAATCTAATAAGTAAACAATGTCTACAGTGATGTTCTCATCAAAGACAAACGTATGATTCTCTCTGTCATATAGTTTAGTACCACGTTGCACAACATCTCTATGTGCTGATACATCTGATGAGTCTACTTTTGCTGTATTTGTTGGTAAAACTATTTGATTAGTAACAGCATCTCTAATGAGCTTTAGTTTTAAATCTGTGTTGCAATGTAAACCTCTAGTCTGAATTGATACAGATGTCTGGTCTAAGACTTCTTTAGCCAATGAAGCATCGAGTAATGAAGGGTCATTCAAACTAGATACGGGAGCTTCACCAATGGCTGATAGCATTAAATTGACAGCTTCTAGTTCTGTAGTTGGTAGTGCCACGATAAGTCCTCATAAAGTAAAAAAAAGCGGAAGCCAAATTAATGACCTCCGCTATAAGTTTTAAGCAGTCTGGATTTGAACAGCAGCTTCTGGACGTAGGACACCGTGGCCCATAGCGTACTTAGCTACCATTAAAGTTCCTTGTCTGCGAATGTCGTACTCTGACTCTACAGCCAAATCCATCAACTTCACTGTACCAACAGCAGAAGTGTGAGCGATAAGAGCAGTAGTGTTAGCAGCAGCAACAGCTTGACGGCCGCCTGGACCACCAGCATCAACACCAGTGCCAGTTACGTTAGCAGTAGGTAGATGTGGGGTCTTGATTAGGTTGATACCAGCGATTTGTGGTACTGTACCTTCAGCAATCGAACCACGACCAGAGAAGTCTACGTTTACTGCGTTAGAAGCGTTAGCAAGCAAGTAGTATTGCTCTGGCTTCAAGAAGCAGAAACGGCCTTCAGATGGAACGTAAGCATCATCAAGAGCTTCCGCAGCATCAAAGATTGAACCAATCAATGATGTAGCATTAGTGTTAGAATCAGCGTCAGTGATGATTGTGCCTGAGTCACCGCCAGTTACGTTAGCAGATGCAGCAGCAGCCTGAGCCATAGTCTGTAGAACGTGCTTGTCCATTTGGAAAGCAAGCGCACGACCCATTTCAGTTGAGTAAACTGAACGTACATCGTAGTGGTTCTTCGCTTCATCAATGTTAGAGATGAAGTGGCTTGATAGAAGAAGGTCATTAATAGTAATAACTTTCTCATTGTGGTTGATGTCTGTACCAGTGATTTCAGCACCAGGCGTGTGATACGCTGCGCTTGAACGCCCCATTACTGGGAACTGTGCAGACTTACCGTTAGCAATGGTGCGAACCATTTGCTTGTCAGCAGTTACTGTAGCTTGCTCGAATGCGGTAAGAACTTCACCACTGAACTGTTTTAGGAACAAAGCGTCAGCCGTTCCTGCATTGTTTACCAGACCGATGCCTGATGGGTTTGCATTACTCATTGTAATATTCCTTTAAAATAAATTAAGTTAGTAAATTAAATAACCAATAATTCGCTAATCCTTACTTTACTAGAAAGGGTGTTCACCTCGGTGAGCCTCACTGTTTTTTTGGGGATGTATTGAATTGATTAACAGCCTTGGGAGGCTGGTTAAAGTGTGCTTCGTGAGAGCTTTTTCTGAACTGCGTCTCTGAAGGCGGGGTCTTTCTTATACTCAGGTGTTCCCATATCCTTGGTAACCTGCGCCCAGCTATTATAAGTATCTACAGAGGCAGAGGCTTTACCACCTAACAATGTAGGTTCTGCGCCGCCGTTATCCCTGTATCTTGATACTAATCCATCAATAGCTAGTCTTGCCTGAGCTGTGTTACCTGAACTAATAGAGTCATTGAATGCGTCAATCTCACTATCAGCCATGTTTTCGGATGCCCATTCAAGCATACCTTTGTAAGACTCTTCTCCACCAGCGAACTCAAATAGCTCGTTAGTGTACTCAGCAGCCTTAGCCTTTTGCCCATCAACATAAGCGTCTACCATTTCTTTCGGTATGCCTCTGCTTTCAAGGTCTTTGTAGGTGTTCTCAGAGAGTTCACCATTCTCTGCAAATTCCGTTTGCATTGAATCAAAGTCTAGTCCTGCGTTTTCAACAGCGTCTCTAGCTTCTGTAGTAGCTTCAGTCTCGTTTGACGATACTTCATTACTACTCTCTGTTTCTTTAGCTGAAGCTGCTTCTTGACGAGACTGAGTGTATTGCTTTTCCAGTTCGCTATACGCTTTAGAGAGGTCTTCACCAGACTTAAACTTTTCTGGTAACCACTCTGGACGAGCTTCTTGAGTTTGCTCCACTGGAGCTTCAGAACCTGTAACATTTCCTTCTACCTGTACTGTATCAACCATTAGCTTCTACCCCGCTGAATAATATTGCCTCTAGGGTTAATGTACTTAACGCCTACTTCAGCAGCTTCCATTCCAGGCCACTTAGGATACTCAGCCTTCTTTTCTTTCTTAGGCGTTGCGTCCTTAGGGTTATCTTTCTTTAAAGTCATTTTGGGTGTTGTTGCCATTATTTATTGTACCTATTGTTGCTGTATATTAGCCTTCACAACTTCTGGTATCGCTTTGCTGGCTACATCTTGCATAGTCTGTTGTTGCATCTGCTCCTGCATAGCTTGTTGTTGAGCTTCCATCTCAGCTTGTAGTTCCTGTTCAGTCTTAATCAGACCTATCGTATCTATCCCATGACCAGTAGCTAATCGAGTTACTAGGTCACCGAAGTTGACACGTTGTATTGTCTCAGGAGAAACCTGAGCTAATGACACAAGGTCAGTGATATAAGTGCGTAGTTTATTTAAGTCGTTTCCTCTGCCAAGTGCTTCCACACCAGTAACAATAACTGGAGTGACAGTACCTTTAGGTAGCTTAGGAATCTTCTTGGTTGCAGACATTCTCTTCATCAATATATTGACTAGAGGAAGTTGCATCTCTTGGCTCAGAACAGAGTAGACACCACCTAATGCAGCTTCTAACTCTTGAGCCATAAAGCGTATCTCTTCAGCAGTTACTCTCTCAGCATTGCGCTGAATCGCTGTGTTTAAAAGAAACGCATAGGCGAGTCTGTCTTCAATTCGTTGAACGGTATCTAGTACCACACGCATGTCAGGGTACTTTTCTGTTTGCAGTACACTAACATCGTTAGGGTCACCTAGGATGACATCACCATTATTTGATTGAGCTAGGTCAGTCCTACGGACACTTGCGTTAGGGCGCACCATAAACACAAGTTTAGCACTAGCTGCTGCGGAGCTAACTAGAGCTTCCATCAATCCCTCTAGGGACTTCAGGTCTCCAAGGTACTCTTCCACGAAAGAGCGCCCATAGTCTTCACCATCAAGGTGAACCATTCTTAAGGCAAGCCAAGGCATGAGGTCTTTCTTATATTTACCCTCAGAGCCAGGCACTATATGCCCTTCAACTTCTTGATAAACTTTGTATGTATCAGAGTCTACTCTGTACACTTTTGTATATAACTTAAGGTCTTCATCACCTGTGTAATCAATGCCTTCTATCCCTTCTGGCAATGCTCTAGGGGACACAGACTCTTGTAGGATTACTTCTAGTAACTCCCCGTCAGGCGCACGTTTTACAACGAAGCTCGACATAGGGAAGACACGCAGTCCTCCTTTCTTTGGAAGGTGTACTAATACGTTACCGCTTACAATCAAGTGCTTGAGTGCTTCAAAGAAGTTTACCCGTAAGGCTCTGTTCTCTATCTCACCCATCACTTCTCTTTCGATACCAGCAAGACCCTGTTCAATCTCTGCTCGTAACTC